GATAATATTACCAGCGTCTGATGCTTGGAGTGTATTTGATTTTACAACTGTACCACTAATAGTAGTTGTTCCGCCACATTTAGTAACGACTGCACCACCACATTGATTTTCTATATTATCTACTTTTATTTTACTTGTCATAATTATTGAAATTTGTACCTTATTATTACTATACCTGAACCACCTGCCGCACCAAGAGAAGGTGCAGAATTATTACCTCCACCTCCACCACTGCCAGTATTAGCTGTTCCAGCTACACCTGCATTTGAAGGACTTGCTGGTCCACCACTAGGACCTCCTCCTCCAGTTCCACCATCTCCTGATACTGGTGTATGAGGTCTACCTCCACCTCCACCACCACCTGTGTTAGCTGTTCCAGCTACACCTGCATTTGAAGGACTTGCTGGTCCACCACTAGGACCTCCTCCTCCAGTTCCACCATCTCCTGATACTGGTGTATGAGGTCTACCTCCACCTCCACCAGCTCTAGCTGTTGGTGTATTATTTATTGAACTTGTTGCGCCTGCACCACCATTACCTCCATTTTCAGGATTAGATCCATTAGATCCAGCAACAGTTGCACCGCCACCACCGCCGCCCCAAGAAGCAACTCCAGATTGATGCCATCCTTGACCTCCAGCATTACCTTGAGGAGGACTTACAGGAGGAGTGTTTCCTGCACCTCCAGGAACTAAACTTCCTGATCCATATGGTCCACACATTCCACCACCACCACCAGAACCTCCAGCAGCTGCTCCACCGCCTGGAATATCCCATCCTCCAGCCTTGCCACCACCTGCTGAACTTATTGTTGAAAAAACTGAAGTACTACCACTTACTCCACAAGACGGAGTAGCTGCAGCACCTCCTGCACCACCACCACCTACTGTAATTGGCATTGCTCCAGCTGTAACTGATAAAGCTGTTACACCAGAACCTAATGGAGAAGCTGAATAAGAACCAGAAGCTGTACCTGACGATTCTCTAAAACCACCGGCTCCACCTCCACCACCATTATAACCACCTCCGCCACCACCCGCAACTACCATATAATCTACTGAACCTGATCCTAAAGGATTACCTGCACAGTTAACTGTAAAAGTTCCTGGACCTGTAAATGTATGAATTTTAAAATCTCCAACTGTTGCAATACAAGGACTTGATGCACATATAAATGCAGGAGTTAATCCTGATTGTCCTGTTGATTCAGCTGTATTAATCCAACCCTCTGTTGCATCTACATAAACTAAAGTTATTGATTGACCTTCAGTTTGAGCTACAAAATTAGCAGCTACACCACCAATTTTTTCAGAACCATTAGGTGTTATTGTTAAATTATTTGTTTGAAAAGTTCTTGTGTAATCTGCGAAAGAAACTATTGCTCCAGCAGAACCTGCTGGTAAATTGGCTGTTGATACTCCACCACTTGTATTTACAAAATAACCTTCGCCATTAGCTGCTGTAAATGTACCAGTTTTAATTGATCCTGTTTGCCAATCCACAGTTCCTGTTCTACCGAATCCTGTTTGACTACCATTATTTACAATAGTAGTTCCTGTTGGAAAAGTAATAGTATCACCACTTGCACCTACTGTTAAAGTAGTTCCGCATTGTGGTTCAATTGCATTTACTTCTATTTTGCTCATTAGACAATTACCAACGTTCCGGTTACTGTGATTGTATTGGGGAAAGTGACTGGTCCAGCGAGAACCGCTGACTCAATTACGATGTCTTTATTATTAATAGTTTCCGCATGAGTATAGATCTGTTCCGAACCAGGTTTGTTACCTATATATATTTCATTATAGTAATCACTCATATTTTAATTCCTATGGTATTAAACTAATTGCATCTACAACACTTGTAACTACATCAGCAGCTGTTGCTTCACTAGCACTAGCGTTTATAACATCTCCTGGGTTTAATACAAATTTTGCTCCACCTTGAACTAATTCAACTGAACTATTTGGTGGAATACTTAAATCAAAAGCTATGTATACAGTTCCACCTCCTGAAGGTGTGATAAAAACTTTAACTGTAATTGCATTTGTTAAAATGTTTGCAATTCTAATTCCTATAACAGCATCAGATGCACCTGCTGCTGGTGTTGGTAATAATGCTGAAGTACCTGTACTTAATTGTGTATATTGTGATGCAAAATTTTGTGCCATATTTTTTATTCCTTATATTATAATGCGATCGCCATTGCTACAGCAAAACCATTACTTGCTGCACCAACAGGTGTGCCTGTTGAATCTAAATAAACTGCTTTACTTGCAGGTAGTGTACAGAATATTTCTAAACCGCCTGTTGTAAAGTTTACTAAACTATCTGAATTAGAACTAGTAAGAACAGTTGTTCTTGCAAGGTTAGCACTTGAACCATCTAAAGTTCCAAGACCAACTTCCCAATTATTTGTTCCTGCTTCATAAGCAGCGTAATAAGTTGTATTGCTATTACCAATACCTGCTAAGAAAGTTTCAAAACCTTGAACTATACCGGCCAGTGCAAACGTACCCGTGCCTGTTGTTGAACTAGATTCTTTTACTCTATCATTTATTACTAACGCCATATTTAATTCCTATTATGATGATATACTTAATAATGCATCTGATCCTGCAGGTGATCCTGAAGCTGGTGCTGGAAATGTAACTGTAAAAGTTCCATTCGAACATGAAAAATCTGCAGTAAAATCTAAAACTACCACTAATAAATCATCAGCTGGAGTTCCTGTATTTTTATAAATTGCTGCTCCTCTTGCTGTAAAAGTTGCTGGGCCTGCTCCTCCTGCACCCCAAACTGGGTCTGTTGAAAAATCTAAAGTTGCAACACTTGTTTGATTTGCAACTGTTCCTGTAACTAATTGTTCTGCTGCGTATGCAGTTCCACCTGTTGTAGCAACTTCATAGTTAGGGGCTCCACCACCAGAGGGTCCTGTTAATGCGATTGTACTTGCTGTAGTATAAGCTCCAACATTACCACCGTTGTTTGTGTATAATGAAATTCTATATCCACCTGCTCCACCACCTGTTCCAGCAGCTTGAGTAAAATTATGATTTCCTTTTAACAGTTCTTGTGCGAACGAGTAAGGTACTATATTTGCCATTTTATTTTTTCTCCTTAATTATTAATAACTTGATGGTGATTCGGATTTAAGTTGAGTACGAATAACTCCATCTTGATATTCGTCTCGGCGTCTTCGACCTTGTTGTTCAATCGCATACGACATCAGAGCTTTTTCATAAGCTTGATTGTAGTATTGTATCATATCTTGTGGACCTTTCAAGTACCCATATGCATTTACTAGACACCCATATAAAAGCAAATCTTGATATTTATTTGATAAATAAGTTCCATTTGTAGCCGCCGGAGCTGTAGATGGTTGAGTAGTATTTGTTATGCTTACAGGTTCTTTATTATAAGCTAGTGTAATTGTGTATTGTTTATCAGGCGTTGGAGCTACTACCCAAAAAGTAGTGTCCCAGTTACCATAATATTTAGGTATACCCACAGCTTGAGAACTAGGAGTAGCATAGTATTCAGCCATAAAACTAGTGTCTCTTTGTTCTAAAAAAAATTGATCTCCTTCAGTATTAGTCAGTTGCACATATCTAATAAATCTTAAATCTGTAGGTATGGTTACATATCTATTTTCAAGAATAGTATTTGAAGTTGCATAGTATCTTTCTTCATCAGAGTCTACTTCTCTATAAATTTTGTTTTCTGCATTTTTAATAATAGGGTTTAGAATAGCAGAACTAAATACAGTACTATCTACTTCTGTGTAATTTCTAATATCATTTTCTAAATTTGCTAATGTGTATGCCATATTATAATGCCTTTAATGTTACAGGTCCTGCAGAACAAGCTGAACCTCCTCCTTTTACACCATTCAAAGTAGCAGTGTCTGTACTTTTAAAATAAAAATAACTTATAGGATTAGTTAACACATCGTTAGTAGTATTACCAGTTACATTTCCTGAAGAATCTATTTGTCCTAATGCAATTGTAAAACCATTTGCTGAATCAATATCACTTACTCCACTTATAGTAGGGATTGGTCTGAAGGATTGTAAATTATAAGCATCGGCTCCACCTGTTCCTGCATTTATTACTTCTGGTGCTCCTCTTAATCTTACAATTGATCCTGCTTTTCTTTGATGATCTAATGAATAAACATTTACATAAGTATTACCATCAACACTATTAATAATAACTTCAAAAGGATTGTTTTCTAATAAAATTAAAGTAGCAGTTGATGATCTCTGAGGTCTTGGATTCCATAAAGCTTGTGGATCAGATCCAATTGGTTTTGGACTAAGTTGTGGTTGCTTTGCTTCGAACTCTGAATAATGAACTAATGAACCATTCCATTCTCTAACCATTTCAGAATATGGAAATCTCATTCCTGATCTATCAGAAATTGCTAAAGCGTATTTACCTCGTGCGTAGCCACCCATTATACACCATCCCCATAAAATGTTTGTGGTGATATGAAACTAGATGTACCTTGGTTGTCGGCATCCAATGCTCTTAACATTTCACTTTCATAATTTCTTTCCAATGCTTGTGTTCTTTCAGGATCAAATTTCATACTTAAATAATAAGCTAGTCCTGACATCATACATGGATAAAATCTATTTATCACATCAGCTGTGTTTGTGTAAGCACCCGCATCTTGAATTTTTGCCATATAGTAAAAACAAAATTGAAAATTACTTGGTGTAGTTGTGCTAGATATACTTGAACTTGGTGTTGCATATAAAAATATACTTGGATTTAATTTTCTTTGTGCATAATATTGTGAAGGTGTACCTTGTGTTAATTTATTAGGTGTTTGTGAATATTGTGATCTATCTATTTTTGTAAGTGCAACATCAGAAGGTGCAGTTGGAGTAGAATTATTTCTATAGTATGCTTCTAATACTTCATCTACATCATTAGGAAAATTAACAGAATCAGTAGCTACACTATATTCTGCTTGTCCTTGTATTAAAGGTATTTTAGCTAATTTTATTTTCCATAAATGGATACCTCTATTGGCCCATTCTTGAAACATAATATTTAATGATCTTCTTGCAGACCTTAATTGATAACCTGTTCTAGTTCCTCTAATATTAGTTCTTTCATAAGCTTCTTCTATAATGTCATCTATAGCTGGATTAAAGAAAGTTTGATTAGAAGTTGGAGGAGTTGTAAGAGCAGTATTACCCATACCACTATGTACAGAACAATAATAAAATAAAACTGGAGCGCCTACAGTTTGCACCGGAGCGACAACAATTTGAGTAAATGCGGTTGCAGTTCCTGGAACACCACTAGTTGTTACACCTGTAGTATATTCTATTCCTGCAGCACCACCTGGTGCTGTTCCATGAGTTCCGTTAGCTGTTGCTGAAAATCTTAAAGGATGACCTGTATTACTATTATCATCTTGATTAAAGATGTAAGTATTGCCTTCTTGCAATTCTAGAACCGGACTAACTTCTCCGTTAATATAGAACTTATTTGCATTAGCACTATATTGATTCGTTCCAGTTGCAACCGTAACTGTATAAGTAATAGTCGCCATGTATAAACCTTATCCGCCGGTAATAGTTAAAGTAACACTTCCACCTGCTCCAGCTAAATTATATACAATTCCTTCATCAAAAAGAATTCCAGAACCTGGTACATAAACTTCTAAACCTTCTTCTCCAAATTTATATGTTGCTACTAAATTACCTGCCGCCGCTGCTCCTGCAGTTGCTGCATTATGTAATTTTAAAGTAGAACTTGCTATTCCTAATCCTTGAATCGAAGTAATTCTAGCTCTACCTGCTCTTGCTAAAGTATCTGCTCCAATTACAGCTAAGTTTAATGTTGTTTGATCGCTTGAAAATGATCCACCGCCCATAATATTTTCTCCTGTTAAATTGTGTGTGGGCCGAAGCCCACACTTAATTAATTATATTGTTATCGTGTCTTGCAAATTATTTGCTTGAATATACGTAAACGTAACAGTTACTTGGCCTGTAGTTGCAGTAGTTCCTACACCTATAAGAGTTGCTGTAATTTGTGTATCAGCACTAAATCTATCAGCTTCATCTAAAGCGGCGTCGGCTATAGAAGAAGTTTCTCCTAAAGTTGTAACGTCAGTATTAGCTATAAAGTATTGAGCTGTTCCTGTTTTTCCAACTGAAACAGTTGCTGAAGTACCTTGATTACTAACTACTCCAACTCTAATTGTAGTTGTAAGTAATTGTGAGTTTTTTGGTATTACACCTACGTTGTAACTAAGTGCTCCTGCTCCTATTGCTGCGTCAATCATTATTGATTGAGACATTACAACTTGACCTGTGTTTCTTACATCATTGCCAAGTGTTGTTCCTGTTGTGTTTGAGATCGTTCCCGCTTTTATCGGTCCCGAAAATGTAGTTGTTGCCATGATTATATTCTCCTAGTTATTTGCATAGAGTCTCTAGGCCGTAACGCGCTATACTTCACGTCGCCATGCAAAATTAATTATGTATAGTTCTTTATTTATATATGATTTTTGAATAGAGTGCAAGAGATCCCGTAGGGAAAGTGCGATTTCAGCGATGTAGCTTTTGTTTAAGTTGCTACAGAAACTTGTGGAGCAGCGCTATCAACGCTATTATTTAAGTGAGCAATTCTA